TAGTTCTTGCCGTTGACGGTGGCTGTTAGCCCGACAGTCGGGCTCGACGGGAAGGAAAGAGGCATTGATCTTCCTCAGATCGCGGTGATCCAGGCACCCGCGGATCCATCCAGGATCCAGGTGTAGGTTTTGCCGTTGGTGGTGCTGATCCAGCGCTGGCCGCTGGTGGGGTTGCCCGGGGGATTGGCGCCGATGAAGGCTGGCGCGAGCTGGTCGAGCTTTTGCTTGTCGACGTTAGCCATGAAGCCGTGTTGGGTCGTGGTAGCGACCGCGTGCACCGCGCCGCCGCTGCCCACGTGCGCGGTTTGCTGGCCCTGCAGCTTGCCGAAGGCGGTAAGCACGTTGTCGCCCGGGGTGACGGGCGAATTGGTCGTGACGAAGCCGGTGAGCATCGTCTGGAGCACGTCGCCGCTCACGGTGCCACCGGTCGGCACATCGGCCAGGAGCTCCTCGATGCGCAGCATGGCCAGCGTGAAGACGGTGGCAGTACCCACGTCGCCCTGCGAGAGCGTCGGGATGCCCTTGTTGGCGGTCTTGCCCGTGACGATGATCCCGGTGGCTTCGGCGTTGGTGGTGCCCTGGTAGGCGCCGGTGAGCGAGAACAGGGTGTCCACCCCGTTGTAGGTGGCGTTGGCGGCGACGAAATAGGCGGTGAATTCGGGCTGGATCATGAAGACCTGCCCGGCCTGGATGAACGCGGCCACGTTCTGGCCCGGCACCTTCACCAGCTGGGAGCCGTTCGTGATCTGAACCGTGTACTTCGTCTGGGCCATGCCGAGCCGTATTATGCCTTAGTCACCGGTGACTTACTAGTCAGACAAGGAAACGGCCATCAACTGCTCGTAGGTGGCGCATGCTTGCATCTCGGCCTTCTTCTGCCAGCTCCAGATCCAAGCCTGCGTGCCGCGCTCCTCGATGGCGATCACCAGGTCGCTGAGCCAATCACGGTAGGCACCCTGGTCCGGGAAGCTGTGGTTGGCGTTCAAGTGGTCGCGCCACACCAGCAGCGGCGCCGACAGCGGCGGCTTGCCGCGCGCCTCGCGCTTGGCGATCGCGGTGAGCTTGTCGGTGATGTTCTTTTGCGCCTGGTCGTCCGCGTCCAGCACCTTGTCGTCAAAGGCGATCGGTGCCTTGATGCGCCGGTCGCGCTCCTTTTCGACGTCGGCCAAGCGCTTGGCCAGGGCACTTTGCAGGTTCGGCGCCCAGCTCTTGGTGTCCCACTTCCACTCATGGTGCTCGCTGGGGCGCGCCGGCCGCGTCTTGGCCTTGCCCGCCTGGATGTAGTGGGTATCATCACGCACACCCAGGTCCGCTTCCATGACCGCCTGGCCCGGGAGCGCCACGACCGACTGCGCGGACGTGCAATCGACCAGCTGGACGATGCGACCGGTGGCCTGTTCGTAGACTGCAAATCTCATCGCTTGGCCCCAATCCCGGTCATGGTTCGATGGCCCACGGTGCCCACCCCATCGAACATCGCTGCCGCGTACAGGACGTAGTACGCAGATCCTCCCGGCGCGTCCACGTAATTGAAGATGAACTGTTTGTCTTGTGCGCTGAGCTGGCCATTGAAAAGCACCGCCCCATCATTGCGCTGCAGCAGGAACGACATGGGGTAGGCGATCACCGTCCCGGAGCCGTTGTCCGCAGCGGGAGTCGCGTAATTCACCGATACGTTGAGGATGATCTTGCCGCCAGCAGAATCTATCCAAGGGGTGCTCAGGATCGGCACCCAGCTGGCGCCTATGCCGATTTGCACGGGATTCGAGGCCATGACGCCCGTGGGCACCGTCACCGCCTCGCCGGCGATCGAGAGCGTTCCCACCGCGGCGTTGGCGATCTTGGCGTTGGTGATGGATGCGTCGAGGATCTTGGCCGTGGTGATGGCCGCCTGGGCGATCTTGGCGCCGTTGATCGCCGCGTCCACGATCATCGCGTTGTTGATCGTGGCGTCGCCGATCAGGGCCTTGGTGATGATCACCCGCGGCAAGCCGTTGACCAGACCCACGGTGAAAGGCTGGGCGTACGAGGCGTTCTGTCCCGGGCCGGCCGGAATGATGATGGCGAAACGGTCGGCACGCACCACGAACTCGGAGGTCGGCACCCCGTTGACGGGCGTGGAGGCCAGGCCGAAGCCGGCGATGTAGCCGTTGTTGTCGATCTTGACGGTGTACTGGACCTTCAGGCCGTCCACGGTTGAGACCATCTCCTCGACCGAGGCGGTGTTGTCACCGATGGTCGAGGACAGCTGAGTGACCTGCTGCGCGAGCGCGGAGTCCGCGGTGGCGCGGGACGTAGACTCCTCGATGATCTTGGCCTCGGCATCGTCCACGCGGGCCTCGATCTGGGTGATCGTCTGCGCCATCGCGCCGTCCGGGCCGATGATGCGGGACTCGCTCTCGGCGATCAGGTTGGCCACTGAGCCCACCATCTCGACGGGGCCGTCGATCAGGTTGATGCGGTCTTGCAGCGCGGGGATCAGCAGCGACTCGCTCAGAACGCCCTCAGCGATCGCCTCCACGTTCATGTAGGTGGTCTTGAACGGGATCACACTGGAGGGCACCAGCTCGGTGAACCCGAACACGTCATAGGCCACCGCGCGCAGGTAGTACTGGTGCACCGGCATCAGGCCCGTGACATACGCCACCTTGTCCACGCCGTTGTAGCGCTGGTACTGCGCCATGGTGGGCGCGTAGATGTCGCCGGCGATCTCTTCTGGCGTCTCGGACACCCAGATCACGGTGCCGGCGAAGTCGGTGTCGCCGGTATGCTCGACGAAGACCTGGGCCGCCTCGAAGTTGGCCGAAACTTGCAGCGAGCGCAGGCGCGGCGCCAGGTTCTCGGCCACGATGCGCACCGGCGTGCCCAGGTTGTTGAAGATGTCCCGCATGCGGATCTCGAAGGTGAGACGCCGGCTCAGGCCATCATTGAAGTTCTTCTCGTAGGTGTAGACGTAGGTGGACTGCGTGGTGTATTCGACGCGCACCGGGTCAGCCTTGTCAGGGTGCCAGGTGCGAATCTCGTAGTCCTTGAAGTGCGGATCGAGCGAGCCCGCATCCGCGCCCACGTTCAGCGGCTCGGCGCCGAACTCATAGCTGTGGGTGAGCGAGTTGTAGCGCCAGGACAGGCGACAGTCGCGGCCGTTCCACACCACGTCCGGGGCGCTGACCTGGCCCACGTCGATGCCGGTGAGCTCGCCGACGACGTAGTAGGACTTCTCGGGAGCACCCGTGTACGCCACGCGGTTGCCGAAGATGTCGAACGCCACCACCCGGGCGGTGACGGTCTGTCCGCGCTGCGCCGCAAAGGTCGCCGAGTGGCGGTTGTTGATGACGCTCTTCTGCGGCGGCGAGCCGTTGATCGAGAAGTACACGTCCGCGCCGGCGTAGCGCCCGGTCTGGGGCGTGGTCCAGGCCACCACCACCTCGGTGCGCAGCGCGCCGCCCGAGATGAAGGTCTGCTCGTAGATGTCCAGGTTGCGCACCTGACCGATGGGTGCCTTGCTCAGGTCGATGACCAGGCCGCCCGGGGAGAACTGCGAGCCAAAGCGGCCGTAGTCGTAGACCAGCGGGTCGTACTGGATCGCGGTGAGCTCGCGCGTGCCATCGGCCATCGAGGTGCCGATGGACTTGATGCGAAACACCTTCTTGATCTTGGAGGACTCGCCGAACATCCACTGCGAGTTCACATCCGGCACCTGGACCAGCGGTCCATTGAGCTCCAGTTCGGTCTTTTCGCCGCCGCTGGTGTAGAGCACCGCGCGCTCCTCAACCACGTCGGTGTCGTAGGCGGTGTAGGGGTCGCCCACGACGATGAAGTTCACGGTGTCCAGCTGGACCCAGTTGAAGCCCATGTCCACGATCGCATAGTCGCGACCGTTGTGCGACAGGCGCTTGACCGGCTGGCTGTCGGAGAACCCGCTGAGCGTCACGATGTTGTTGGTCGGCACAACGGATGTGATCGAGCCGGTGGCGCGCTGCACCCGGTCGTGCTTGACCATAAACAGGTAGTTCTTGCCCGCCTCGATCACCACCGGGCGGTCCAGCAGGACGTGGCTGCGGGTGTTCTGACTCGTTCCTAGCTCGGAGGCGAAGGCGCGCCCGGTGCAGTCGAGCGTGTCGTCGCCCTGCTCTGTCGCTGCCAGGGAGCCGGTGCGGGTAACGACGAAGCCCGCACCGAGAAAGACGTCGGCCTGCTCCTGGGCGACGAGGGAGCCGACCCGCGTGGCGGCCATGCCGGCGGCCTGGAAGGTGTCGCTCGTCTCGATGGCACTGAGCGTGCCCGCAGGCAGCTTGCCGAGCAAACCGGTGCCGGCAAATGCGTCGTTCGCAGCAGCCTCGAAGACCACCATCAGGCCGCTGCGCGGCCCCGCGGCGAGGCCGGTGACGGCAAAGCCGTCGGCAACATTGGGCTCCGTTGCGGCCAGTGTGCCTTGCGACAGCATGCCAGGACCGACGGCGGTAAAAGTGTCCGACGCCTCGACCGCGACCAGGCTGCCCGCGGCGCTTTTCACCGCGGTGCCAGCAAATACATCAGCTCCTTCGAGCGCGGTCAGACTGCCCGCGACGGCGGCGCCATCGGTGATCTGCTGGCCAGCGCTGTCGAGAATCGGGCTGTTTGACTGATCGGTAATCGTAGCCATGGTCAGGCGATCGGCTTGGCAGCAATGCGGCCTGCGTCGGACCAGTGCGGCATGTCGTGCTGGACGTAGATCAGGTCACCCACGGTGCAGGTGATCGCCTCGGTGGGCGCGCGAAAGCTCACGGTCTTGAGGATGTACCGGTTCAAGTTGAGCATGAACATGCCCTCCTTGTAGGCCCGGTCGTACTGGGTCACGCCGTACAGCGTGATCGAGGAGTTCTTGGGCGCCTGGCCAGCTGCCAGGGCCGCAGGGTCGTAGACCTTGAGGGTGCGCCTCTTATAGTCATCCTGCTCGTCGAAGTAGGTGACATCGATCTCGTTGGCGCGGTCGTTCATCGGCAGCCAGCTCTCGCGGTAGCTGCCCTTGACCATGTTGGCCACGCTGAACATCATGGTGGGCGTCTGCGCCTTCTCCACCACCACGCTCCAGCGCGTGCCGATGTTCACCAGCTGGGCGCGCCCCACGCGCAGCACGTACTGGGTGGCGTCCCAGACGTTGGTCTCGACGTCCAGCGGACCGTTCCAGTACAGGCTCTGGGCGTCGCAGTGGTCGGCCCAGCGCTTGAAGCTGGCCAGGTCCAGGCGACTCGAAGCCATGCCGGCGCCGTACAGCGAGTTGGTGAGCATGTCCCAGACGATCCACGCCGGGTTGGAGCTGTTGGTCTGCAGCCAGGCGGCGCCCGTCCACACGCTGATGATCTTGCCCTGGTTTAGGAACGTGATCTGCGGCATGGTCGACAGCTGCTCGCCCAGGCGCACCTTCACCGCCAGCAGCGCGGTGTTGGGGTAGGTGAACGGATCCATCAGGATCTCGTTGATGTCGGAGACGAAGACCTGATCGCTGACGTAATCGTTCTTTGGCGCTGTGGCGCTGGTGGCTGCGCCCTCGTAGGTGGTGCGGCGCACGCGCACGTCGTATTCGCCCGAGACCGCGAGCTTGCCAGTGTCCCACGACAGGCGCATCTGGTTGCGCTGGTGGCCGCGAAACTCGCTGGCACCGCCGTCGCTGCGCGCCACCACAGTCCACAGCCCGGTGCCCTTGCGCGCCACCTGCACCTCGATGGGCACGCTCCACTCGGTCAGCTCGCCGGTTTGCTTGTTGGTGTTGAACATGCCGCCCGGGGCCACCAGGTCGACGCGGATGCGATCGACCTCGGTCGTGGTGGTGTACGGCGTCCAGCTGCCGTCGCTGGCGAGCTTGGTGCCCAGGTTGAACGGCGTGACCGTGTCGTTGAACCACGGGATGGTGCCCTGGCTGTTTTGCCCCAGGCGCACGTCGATGCTGGTGTTGGGATAGTCGGTGTACGGGTTGTCGTTCAGACGCACGTCAGTGATGCCTTGGATCGGTCCCTCGCCGGCATTGAGCAGGACGTACAGGTCCTGGGTGTCGCCCACGTTCTCGGTGTGCAGGCCGATGATGTTGCCGGCCATGCGAAAGGGGCCGTAGCACACCGGCACCGGAATGCCCTCCACTGAGGTGTTCTTGGCGCCGTCGATGCCATAGGTAGGGCTCGATTCGGCGCTCACACCCGAGAGCTGGCGGTTCTCGGCCGTCGGCTTGGAGGGCGCGAGAATCGAGTGCACCAGCATCGAGCCGGCCATCGTGAAGCCGACCGTGAGCATGGCAATGCCCATGGTGCTCGTGATGCCCATGGCGCTGGCAGCGGCGCCGGCCGCGTAGGGCGCAAAGACGGCCACGGCGATCATGGCCACCACGCCCAGGATCTGCTTGGCGCTGCCGCCTTGCACCTGCGGGCACTGCACCACCACGTCGCCCGGGTTCAGGCGCGTGACGGGCCAAAGCGCCAGCTCCACGACCTGGCCGTTCAGAGACAGCACCTCCTGCGAGGCCACTACCAGCGGCAGGTCAGCCAGCGTCGCGTCAGCCTGCCAGGGCACCACCTGGCGCTCCTGCTCGCTCGGATCGAACGGGTTCAGGACGTGGATCAGGTTGATCTGGTTCGGATCCAGGCCGAGCACGGGCTGCTCGGGGGCCGGCGCAGACATCAGCATCCTCGGCTCGACGTCCGTGACGTCAGCCGTCTTCTGGGGTTCAGCCTGCATAGCGGTAGAACCCCACCAGGCGGTGCTGCCAGCGCTCGATCGGCTCGATGCACACCCCGCCGGCGTCGCGCCAGGTGTGGCACAGAAGGTGGTCGGCCAGCATGAAGCCCACGTGCGACGCGAAGCCGTCCACGCGCAGCAGGGCGATGACCCCTTCAGCGCACTCGGTGGCGGCCCATAGCGGGCGCGTGCGCTCGCGCTCGAACATGCTCGCGCAGTCGCTGGGAAGCAGACCGTCGGGGCTGACGAAGTTGGGAATCTCCACGCCGTGGGCGCGGCGATACAGCTCACGCACCAGGCCGTAGCAGTCGTAGGCGTCGGGGCCGCGGGCGCCGGCGACAAAGGGACAGCCGATCAGGTCGGACACGTCAAGGGGTTCAACCATAGCGCACGTCCCTGGTGTTGATGCCGCGAAAGCCGCCAAAGCGCAGCTGGTTGGCGTGGGCTTGACAGCCGTTGGGGCCTTTGAGGGACAGGTCGCAGCTGGGAAGACCGCCCGTGTAGCCGCACTGCACCGACTTGTACTGCCACTGGCAGAAGTCGCGCGTTTGCCGGCGGCGCGGGAATTGGCGGCTGATGGCGTTCTCGGCGCCCAGGGTGAACGAGACGATGTAGTCGGCGCTCTCGGCGCCGATCACCTCGAAGAATTCCTGCACCTCGGGGCCTTGGGCCAGGTTGCCGGCGTTGATCACCGAGACGGTGACCTTGAAGCCAACGCCGCCGCCGTACTGCTGCAGGTAGTCCTGGATCGCCCGGGTGTAGTCGGTGAATGACAGGCTCACGGTCTGCAGCTCGCCGGCGGCTTCCTTGATCTCGATGTCGAAGGCGGCCGGGCTGTAGAGGAAGCCCGACCAGATGATCGTCTCGGTGTTGCGCACGAAGCGCAGCACCTGCACCAGCGCGCCGGAGGCAGGGTCGATAACATCGATGTCCAGCCCGACGAGAAACGGCACGTCCGAAGACAGCCGGTTCTTCTCGATGACGCTGACGACCGACAGGGACTTTGGCATTGCCCGATTGTAAGTCACCCATGACTTACCCGCAAAGTTGAGGCTACGCCTCTTGCAGCTGCAGGGTGAAGGTCCACAGGCGCGTGGCGCCGATGCCCTCGTACTTGGGCTTGTAGCCGCCGACCAGGCGCACCTGGTGGATGGTGTTGGTCTCGGGGTTGGTCCAGTCGAAGATCACCGAGCCGCCGCGCACCTGGGCGTAGAACGCGTCCAGTAGCAGCTTGTCCGGGTTCTTCATCTTGGTGTAGCCGATGGTCCAGGTCCTGCGCGGCGGCCGGGTATGGCGCGCCCGCGAGACCACGTAGCCGCCCTCCATCTCGGAGTGCATGGCGGGGTCCTCGTACTCGATGTCGTACTTGGCCGGATCGAACGACTCGGGGATGTCCGGGTAGACGGGGTTAGCCACGCATTGCTCCCTTCATGCCGTCGCGAAACGGGCCGGGCTGGTTGACGGCGGTGAGCACGACGTCCAGCACCATCTGCTTGCCGTCAAAGCGCGGCTGGGTCTGCTCGGCGTTGACCGGGGTGCCGGACTGGTTGATCACGTTGACGACGACACTGGGCGCCTGGCCCTGCATGGTCACGGGGATCGAGCGGCCATCGGGCAGCGGCACGAACGCTTCGGGCGAGTCGCCCTCGCCGTAAATCGCTGCCTGCGGGCGGTTGGCCACACCACCGCGCGCGTACTTGCGCAGCGGCACCTTGCCCAGGGCCGGGTCCATGATGCCGCCGTCGGCAAAGAACGGGCCTTCCATGTAGGCCATGTCCATGCCCGCGCCGTAGTCGCCAAAGCCCGAGCCGATGGCACCGGCAATCCCGCTGGCGGCGCTCATGCCGGAGCTCGCACCCACCTGGGCGGCGAACGCCTGGGCAGCGCTGGCCGCCTGGTAGATGGCGTTGGTGAAGAACTGCGTGCCGGTGGTCGCCTGGGTCTCGGTGATCGCCGACTGGGCCGTGGCCTGGGCAGCCTGGGCCACGCCCTGGTTGGCCATCTCGTCCAGCGCGTTGCTGGAGATCCCGAGGTTGCGGTCGAAGTCGTCCATGTTCTCGATGCTCAGGGCGGGCATGGAAGCGGCCTGGGCCTGCGGGTTCACGCCGCGGATCGAGTCGGTGATGCCGCTGATGATGGTGTTGAGCGGATCGGCCAGCGCTTGCTTGAGTTGCATGTTGGCGATCATCAGCAGCACGCGCTTGGTCCAGTCGCCGATCTTGAGCTCGCCCTCGCCCAGGCCCTCGGTGAGCATGTCCACGAAGCTGCTGGCCACGTCGGCCTGGATCTGGCCGATCTGGGTCTCGGTGTCCTTCCACTCGGTGACAAGGCGCTCGAGCGGGCGCTTGGCTTCCTCGGCCTGGCGGCGGTTCAGGAGGTCGAGCTCCTCGGTCTCCTGCTCCTTGATCCGGACGATGGCATCGCTGTTGTCTTGTGCCAGCAGCAGGTACTGCGTGTACTTGGCCCTGACGTCGTTGATCTCCTTCTGCTGCTCGGCCAGCAGACGCTCGCGCGCGTTGGCGATCGTGGAGATGCGCATGTCGGCCACGCGCTGCTCGTTGCCTTGCATGAACTTGCCGATCATCAGCCGCTCGCGCTCGGCCTGGTCGGCGTCCATCTTGCTGGTGTCGAAGCCCTTCGTGGCCGCGATCTCGCGCTTCATCTCGTACGTGCGGCGCGCGATATTGATTTCCTCTTGCGCCGCCCGACGCTCGCGGTCAAGGTGGTCCTGGATGGCGTCGATGCGCAGCTTGCGCAGCGCCTCCTCGTCACCCGCGGACATCTGGTCGATCTTGCCTTTGAGGAAGTCGGCGTGAATGGCGTCCAGGCGCGTGATGTCCTGGTTGGCCCGAACCGCTGCCTCGCGAATGCGCGCGTACTTGCGATCCTCGATCTCAATCGACTCGACGGCGGCCGTGGCCTGGCGCTGCACCGGGTCTTCGATCAGCTGGATGCGCAGGTCGCGCAGCTCGCGCTCCTTTTCCATGACGTAGTTGCCCACGTCCAGCTTGGCGGCGTTTTCCTGGTACTCCTTCTGCGCGGCCGCGAGCTCCTTGTACGCCTCGGAGGCTTCGGGCGACAGCCG